CTGACTTCCACTTGGTAAAGATTTTACAGTTAACGCTGCGGGTGTAGTAGAAAATCCTCTTGTTGGATATAGTTCTCTACCTACTAATCTGAATTTTACTTTTGATTTTTCTTTATATTCAGATTTAATATTTTTAAAATAAACAGTTAGGTTATCTAAATCGGATGAAGCTAAAGCACTTAAACTTCCAGTACTCCATACACTATCATCCCACTCTACTTCTAACTTTGGTGGAAAAATTGTATTTGTCTCTCGTGAGAAAAATTTTAAATGTCCAATATGATTAGTATCCCCTTCAGCTGAACCTGTTGCGGTTGTTGGATCGAATATTGAATACATACTTTGTGATGTTGCTACATTTTGTCTCTTTACAATAAGCCCATTATTTGGAAATATAGAACTTGAATAAATATGATTTTTAACCAAATCACTAATATCCATTCTAATATCTTTAGTTTCATAAACTAAATTTTCTGAAGAGCTAACTTCATATTGACTACTAATACTTGAAGTAAACCAAGTACCACCTTGTGTTGTACTACCACTCACCCATTCAGTTTTTGTTGTATCGTTATCTCGATATTTCCAACTTGCCCCATCACTTAATACTGGGTCTCTACTATAAAATCCTGTTCCACCTGACCAACTTCCACTTACCATATAAGTGTATAGAGTTTGTTCTACTGCTAATTCTTCTGAACTTGCATCATATAAATTTAAATAATATTTTGCATCGCTTGGAATAACTCCTGTATTTACTTGATTAGTAATATAACTATAATCAAATTTAATAAGTATTCGAGATACTCCAACAGATGTTCCCGTTGAATTAACTTCTTTTCTAACTTCTAATATTTGATCAATTCCTGTATTGATAGAAGAACTTACATTTCCCTCATAAATTGTTGTGTCTACTACTGGATATTCAAAATAATACATTATACATCTCCTACTACTCTACCCGAAATATCAGTATTTGGGAATTTTAATTCGAAAATACAAGGGTCTAATGATGGATAAATAACTCCATCTTTGGTTGCTGATTGTAAATCATATACATGGCCAGTATATCCACTTTCTGTTTGCCATTCATTATCAATAACTACCATTTGTTTTTGTGGATTATCATCTTCTGGTGGAACAATACTTGCCACACCATCCACTAATGAAATTGCATAAGCAATATCACTTAAAATTATTGGTTGTCCAATTTGCCATTTCTTAATATCAAAATATTTCTTAACTGATTCTATTGCCCTTAACAATACTTCATTTTTATTAAATCCTCTTTGAGTAATAATTGAAAATCTACAACTAATATTTACAATATATGCATCTTTAATATTAATTGCATCTGTTAAAATTCTATATTGTGATAGATATGTTTTTAAATTATTTTTTACAGCGTGGTTTAATGTTACTAAATTCTGATTTGCATCATATCCTAAAGTATAAAAATTTAATGCTAATGGATTAGGTAAAGTACTTATAGATTTATTTTTAGAAATTTTACCATTCTTAACAATCAGTTTAGTATTTGCCTCTAATTGTTCATCTTGAACGATAAAACATTTAGCAATATTACCATACTTTTGTGGTAATGAATAAACTCTAATTATATAATCCTCTTTGGTAACTGCTCTATTTTGTGAATTAAAATATGCTAATGCATTCTGTCTAACTTGTTCATTTGTCTCTCCACTTGAACCACCAGTTGCAGATTCTTCATTAGTAATAACTAAACTTGTTTTCATATCACTTACTTTTGTACCATTTAATCCTGTATCATCAAATGTCCAACTAACATTATCGAGATTTGTAATTGTACCTGAAAGTGCATTATCTTTAACTGAACCACCATGTGTATATTTTACTGTTAGTGTAGTATTACTTGGAGCCAATCCAAAAGTTTTGGTTTTCAAAAAATTACTTGGATCAAAAGATTCATCCAATTTATTAACACCCAATGATAACGATGAACCAACATTATCTGGATTTGGAATTATTTCTTCATCCGCATTTGAACTAATACCTGAACCAAATCTTATTTCTGTTTTACCATCACTACGGACATACTTTGTAAATCTTTTAGCAGTTTTAATTAACTTTAATAAGAAAGGGGATTCCTTTTTATATGATGTTAAATCAGGACTATTATTATCAGAATTTTCCATTGAAGCAAAAACAGTATCTTGAGCCAAGAATGGAACTTCATACCATTTTTCTTCTTTACTATCTGTTATTGACATAATATCAATTACTTTATTATTACTTAAAATTATTTTATCGAATTTAGTAGCATTACCAAAAGTAAATGTTTGTGATGTTTTAGTACCTGATTTACAAATTCCTTTTTTCGTCAATGTAAAATGTGTTGGTGTGGTTTCATCAAACTTTGAAACTCTTATATCCATATTATCTAAAGAACTCGATACTTTAAAATTAATATCATCCGCCAATCTAAATGTTGTTCCATTAGTAGATGAGAATGTACTATCACCTGCTAATATTGGTGCATAATCTAAATCTGGTTGGTAAGTTTCTCCAACTTGTAATGATGGAACTTCTACACTAAAATCACATATTGCTGTAGCTGGACTTGATAGTTTCGGTTCATATCCAAATGATTGAGCAATTTTATAAATATTTTTCTTTTCTTCTGCTGCATGTAATAATGATTCACGATATTGATTATCAATATAAAATCCTAATACATCTCCTACATATGCTGCCATCTCTATAAACATCATTCCAGGACTTGATTCATTAAAATCATTATATGTATTTGGAAAGTATGTCTTTGCAAATTCCATTAAATTGTTTCTTATATCAGAAAATTCTCTACCAAGATATTGGACTTCCTTTTTCTCTACTTTTTGATTTGTATTATAATCGACAGCCATTCTATCCTCCTGTATTAAAATTAAATGTCATTGTCTCAATTGAATCAGGGTCATCTGTATCTACTCTAAACTCAAGTGAAACCGTTACCTGATTAGGATTAGATTCATCCTGTATAGTAAAAATATTTTCAGCTGTAATATAAGGTAACCATATTGCTAAAGCTTCTCTAATTGCACTATCAATTTTATCTCCAATAGTACCAGTTACTGGTTCAAATAAAATTGCAGGTAAATCACTACCAAACGCTGGTTGTCCAAGTCTTTCACCTTTTTGTGTTAATAATAAATTTTTTATATTAGATGATGCTTGTTCTTTTAATGTTGTTGAGCGGGGAAAAAATCCCTCACCACCTACTCCATATGTTAATGGAAAGGTACATCCGAAAAAACTATCTTCGTCCTCATTTAATGCTGCTACTGATGGATTGTTTATATCTCTTGTGTTCATTATCTATTACTTTTCATCTTATTGTGTTTCATTAACTTACTATAATCCTTTGTTAAAGCATCTTGTACATGGTCTGGAACTTGATTAGCTGAAACTCCAGCTTCTTTCATAGTTTGTACTGCTCCAACTTCTCGTTGTGTTTGTTTATCACCACCATAACCTAATAATTCTGATGCTCTTGTTGAATCAAATGCACCACCACCCATTGTTGGATACTCATCCATTTCTTGTGATTTACTATTTAAACCAACCGTTTCATTTAGTATATCGTTCAGAGTTTGGTTCTCAGTATATTGTACTGGTTCTCTTTTCTTTACTACTTTTTTCTTTCGAACTGGCTGTGTAAGTGATTTGAGAGAAGTAGATTTCTCCTCTGTTATAAATATATGTTTCACCTGTTTTTTAACTTCAATTCGTACTACTTCTTGTATTATTTTTACAAGGTCTTTTTTAGTCATGTCTAACTCCTTTACGCACCACTTGGTACTTTATAGCCTGTAAATACAGTTGGTACAGTTCCCAATGGAACTCCAACTCCCTGTACTTGTTTTGAATGTGTATCAAATGCTTTTATTAGTTGATCAATAAAATCATCTACACTTTTATTTTTAATTCCTTCTGCGTCAATAAATGCTCCAGTTACACCTGGAACTACTACAACACACATATTACTTGAAACGGCTCCAGTCCAATATATTTTTAATGCCGTATCTAATGCTACTGAAAATGGTGGGAATGGTAATGGACTTTTCAAACACATATTTAACATTCCTGCCATTAATTTTTTTAATGGTGATTTAACTATTATTCCTGGAACAGTTGCACTTCCTTGTCCTTTTTGTGTTCCACCAAAATATGGTATACCTGGTACCGCGGTTTTAACTGCTTTATCATATGAATCAGCAATTGCCGTACCAATGTCATCACCCTTTTCTAAGGCTGCTTTATATTCAACTCTAAATAATTCCCAACCTATTTTTTCTGCCATTTTATTCTACCGTATTCTTTGGACTTTTTATTGATGGTATACCTAATGCACTTTTTAATTTTTGTAATATTGGTTGTCCTGCAACAACTTGTACAGGACCCGTAGGTGCTAATAATCCAGTTTCTATTAATGTTAAAATATCATTCAACACCGATTCTAATTTATCCCCCAATACCATTGGTTCAGTAGCACCTGAACTACCAATTTTTGTTACTGGTGATTCAATTACTACTTCACTAACTGCTCCTATTGAAACATTATTATTACTAAACATTCCAATATCTCCACCGTTCTTAGTATTAAATATAATCCTATCCGAACTTAATAAAATATTTTTACCCTCATATGGAGCTGTAACTACTTTACTTTCTATTCCTGAAGTAAACTCTAATTTTTGATTTGTAGTCAAGTAAATACTTGAACCATCCGTATCAATCTTTTCTTCTACTGGTTGTTTTGGTTCAGGAAACTCATCTTTACTTTGTCCAACATTTAAAATAATGTTTGGTGAATCTTCATTTTCATTCTTTATATCACTACCAATTCTTATAGTGTTTCCATGTCTACCTTCAAATATTACATCACCCTCGTGTGGTAATAATTTGCGAGAATCTTTTGTCTTCTTTAAATAATATCCAAGTTCAGCACTTTTATCATCTGTATTTGGTGTGTCTAAACCAAACAAAGATTTAAGTGTGTTCTTTCTTTTTAATCTACTAATTCCATGTTGTGAATTAAAATTAGGATTACCAAATACATTTAATTGTGTTGTATAATAATATTGTCCAAGATACTGAACTCCTATCACAATCTCTCCAACTGCTGGTAAATTGTTTATACTTGGATTCATCGGTTTAAAATTTTTACATTTATCTATTGTCTTACCTTGTTCCGAATAAACAAACCTACCAAGAATCCCACCAATAAAAGCATAATCTGGTTTATCTTCAGATGTTTTTGGAAAAGATGATTTACTCTCATCCAAATGTACATCCAAAATTTCTACTGGTTCTAATTCATAAAATTCTTCCGACTGGACTAATTGTTTAAATAGTCTCATCGTTGATTCTACATTTTGTATTCTATTAGATTGAAGTGGTCCTGATTTAGCACCACCTTTCTTTTTCATTTTTACGGGCATTTAATTATCTAACTTGGATGTTATACTATCAGAATGATCTTGTAATTCATTTACTGTATGTTCTATACTTGTCATCAATTGTTCTTTCTCTTTTTCAGATAAACCGAATTCTTCATCACTATCACCTTGTTTAGCAGCAGTAGCCAACCTCTGAACTATTGTTGCTAACTTAACTAATTGTTCATCATTCTTCACATTGATTTCCAAATACTCTTTTAGCATTGGAATTATTTGCACAGCTGTATCACCATCTTTGATAAACCCAACAACTTCTTTCATCAACACTTCTAACTGTTTTTTATTAGTTACTGAATTATCATAAATATCTTTAAAAACATCTGAAAGGGATTTCCCCTCGAAAACTTCAAAATCGATTGCCATATTATTACCTATTTTTGATTGAATTTGATTCAATAATAAATATTAAAAGTTCAGAAAATAGTTATATATAAATATATACACTTGTATATACCCATTAATATTTTAAAATATATACAATAGTTATTACTGTCGGGTATAAAATCCGACTAATTGATAACTAACGGGAGATAAAAACCATGAAGGAAATCATAGCACTCGTAAGGGGATGGGTTGATGACATTGCTCATTTACTTTTATCCTTTGTAGCCATTGGTGCCGTTTCCGAAGTCATATTCGGTAGTGGTATCTTCGGTGTTAATGTTATAGGTAACCTGACATCCATCATAAACAGTTTCGGCGAATCGGGTTTCGCTGGACTCGTCGCATTGTTGGTGTTGGTGGGTTTATTCCGTAAGTAGTACTATATCGGATAGATAATAAAGGGGGTCGATTGTAAATGGCCCCCTTTTTTTTTATCTTTTTGGTTGATTAAACCAACTACCTGTCCATCGAGTTTCAATTGAACCCGTAGCAAGATAAGCTTTTTGTAATTGATTGTGGTGTTTCTTCATCACATTAATTACTCGTGTGATATGTTGTGTATTCGAATCAGTCATTTCGCGAATCAAAATATACAAAGCCTTCTTATTAAAGTTATCAATATTATCTTTCATATCAATCAACTCAACAACAGCATTTGCAACATCTAAATCTTTCTTCCGTTTAAAAACAGTAGTAAGATTATTTCTCCAGTAATCAGCTAACTGAGTTAAATACTCAACTTTAACTTCACGATTTTCTTTTGATTTTTCTTCTGAAATTGCATCTCGTTTATAATCTGTAACCTCTTCACTATCGTGTTGTTTTAATCGTTTGTAATTATTATTATTGTGTAGAATTAAATAATTCTTAGCAACAATACTGAAGTATGAAAAGGCCTTACCCTTACCCTCAGCGAATTTATGCATGTTCATATAAAGGAAGCTAACCACCTCATGCACGACATCTGCACTCGGTACATCAAAGTAATAAAACTTAAATGTATGGATGATATTCTCTGCTAATTTCTCAAATGGTGTACGAATATGTTCATTATAAATTCTCTCCCTCATATAAGGTCTATCTTCCTTATTATGACGAATGATTGCATTTTCAGTTCCTTGATGGAAATAATATCGTGGTGAAGACTTCTTGGCTTTTCTTGGCATGTTAAATATCCTTTTCGGTTAATTTGGTTAAGTCATTAACTGCATCTTTGATTCCCTCAAATACAGTTCCAATTTCATCATCAGATTCAAACTTACCTTCTGAATCTAACAAGTCCAATGTTGTTTTAGTATCGATTAGTTTTTGGGAATATTCTTCTGCCCACTCTTCTAATCGTTCTACCTTTTGTAATTGATTGTATGTTGTCCAACCAAGTACTATAGATAGAATGGTTGTAATTCCTAATAGTATTTCTAATATCATTTTGTATCTCCAAACAACTCATCAAATAAATCCTTAGCATTATCATTAGAAGTTAATTTAGTTTCAACTTCTGTTGCAACTGCCTTTTTGATATTGATGACTTTTTTATTTACTTCTCTTCTACTCTTTTGTTCTCCATGTTTCCACTCATCATATTCAATGTGTGTTGCCATAGAATCTGCTTGATGAAGAACATAAGCTATATTTGATTTCAAACTTCTTGATGGTTGATATCCAATATAATAGTTTTTATTTGCTTCTTCATACAATCCATCGGTTAATCTCAAACCAATATATTCCTTCTCGGAATACTTAACTCCAAAGTGATTTAACAGAAAGATTGCTCTATCTGTAACTGTCATGAACTGAAGGTCTTCGCCGTGTTTATAGATTAATCCTTGATTCTTACGATGCCAATCTGATTCGTTTGGTACATAATAATCATTTTCTAAATCACCAACTTTACCTAAGTCATGATGTATAGCTGCAAAAATGAGTTCTTCATCAGTATAATTTATTGATGCTCCATTCTCTTTCCACAACTTATTTATTTTTACAGCTAAATCAGTTACATGAAGTACATGGTCTACATAACCGCCTACAAATGCATTATGATAATGTTCTTTACCACTTGCAGGAGCTATACACATTCTGTCTTCAAAGTAATGGTACATTTTAAGAAGATTTTCCCTTCTATCGTTTGGATAGTCTTCTGGAAATGTATCTTTAATAAGTTGTATTAACTTATTCCAATTCGCTTGTATTTGTTCAGGTGTTAACTGTTTCATTTTCTAATCTCCATTTGTTAGTTTTTCTAATTTTTTATTAAATTCTTTTTCATAATATTCTAATGGTTTAGTTACTTCCAAATACTTATTTTTTATTTCATTTAATCTTAATAATCTAACATGATTATCTGACAATTCCAAGCACTTTCTTTTAATATCTTCAAAAGAATAACATCTTTGCCAATCAGAATAAACCAATTGATTATTACAATCATAATCTTTCCACACTAAAGGAATTACATCACAACCTAATGCCTCATTATATCTTGAAGTCAAATGTTCTTCTTGTCCTGGCCAATTAAAACACAAAGTAGTTTTACATTCAGCGATGTGTGGTAAAATGTTTGTCATTTTTTTATCGAATTTATGTGTGTATTTAAAACCATCAAAATAACCAATTAAATTATTACTTATACTTTCATCTTTATAAATTTGTTTTAATATAATATGTCGCTCATCTTCAGAAGGAACTCCCTTCAACATATTTATTTTCATTCTCTCTTTAAGATAATTCTTATTTGTATTTGAACTTTGTGTTAACTCATGAGTTTCATTATCATACCAATCTTTAATGCCTATTTCTTTTTCCTCTGAAGTCAAATCTATTTTAAATCTTTTTGATGTGCCCCAATAACCAAAATCTTTTTTCTTACTGGTATCGAGATTTAATTTTTTAATGTTTAAATATTTTAAATGATGAACTCCCCCTGGAAATTCACTTTCATCTATTCTGTAAAATGTTAAATCTGGTATATCATGAAACACTCTTTCTTTAAATAAATCTATAGTATCAGCCTTATCACTTGAAAGTAAAATAACTTTTCTTGGTTTGGGATTTCTTAATAATCCCTCTCTAATATTTTGAACCATTGTCCACCCCCTACCCAACATTATATTAGATATTCTACCGTATATGTGATATGCAAATTCCGATTCGGTTGGGATAATCAAAACATCAGATTGTTCTATTGCTTCAATATTCCTAATAGTTTTTCTACTCTTTTCTATCTCAAGTAAAGAAACATTATAACTATCATATGGATTTGGATATTCTGTATGTGTCTTTATATAATTGTTACACAAGTGATAAATTGAATCCACGATTTGAGTTAATGGTTCACCTTTATAATATTCACTATTTCTTAATCTAACAAATGTTATTTTCCCACATTCCAAAATAAGGCTCCTTCTGTTGCGTGTTCTTTAATGAATGTCCATGCCTTACTATCGTAAGTTAATGAACTTGGAAATGGTGGTAACTCATCTTTTTTACACTCTTGTTGAAATTTATATTTAGAACGAAATGTTTCCGCTCTTCCCATTTCTAATTCTGTTGTGTTGTGTCCTATTTGAACACCATAAAATTTAGCATTTGGCCATGCTTTCTGTAATCCTCTACTCAATACTCCACTACTCATAACTGTCCAAACTTCCTTTGGATGTTCAAAATGTTTAATAGAATCTAAACTCATTCCTGCTCTACACATCGCCTCAACAATAACAGGATGGTCTCCCCCAAATGGAATTAAATGTGATTCATTCTCTTCACAATAAACTCTGGCCTTATGTTGTATATTTGTTAAATATCCCATCGGAACTTCTATTATTTTACAACCTAAGTTTTCTGCCTCATCAGTTAACCAATATCGTTTTCCTTTAGGAACGGTAACGGTACACTTTACACCCATATCTCTACATGCATAAGCTAAAGATAATTGAGCATAACCTTGTCGCGGTGAAGCGTAAACAAACTCTTTCACATCAGGTCTTGACGAAACATACATTGTAAATGCTCTTCGTTTAGTTCCACCAGCTAATAAGTCATCTCGTACAACTCTAATTCCATCGTGTTCCTCTACGATTGGTAAATCCAAATCAATAGGACATACAATGTCATCATATCCGTAGTCTAAAAACTTATTCATTTTAATCCTGTCTTCATAAGTTTTATAAAGTTCTTAGTGGCGAATACTTCTTTATAATATTCCCCATACATTTTTTTATTTGGATTATACTCTTCAATATAATCATCCCACTCTATATCAGTATCGATTAGTTTAAAATTACTATTAAAATATTTCTTCATCAAAGAATGATTTTTCTTATCATAACCAAGAGTCTTAACCTTATCCCAACCATAAAACGGCAGAAGAAACTTTAAACTATAACCATCAAATCTATTATTATTTTCAATAAATTTTTTCTTTTCTGATATTGTTTTATTACCTAGCTGCTTGTTTAACTTCTCATCACAATAACCAATATTGTTAGATGAATTTACATTCCTAATTGGTTTATTACTTACTGGATTTTGTGAACTACAATGTTCACCATTTTCAGATGGTAGTTTTGACTTTCGTAAATTAACGGTATCAAGTAATTCAATTGCTTTTGATATTTGTCCTTTTAATAATTCATTAATAAATTCATCAAATATTGTTTGATGTTTTAGTGTTCCATCAGGACTTACCACATCTTTGTGTGTTGCCTGAACTAATGCATTGGACATATCAATACCCTCTATTAAATGTTTAATAAGTACTTCAGCTGGATTAGTATCAAAATCTTTATCTTTAACAATGTCTATTTGTCTTTTACTAAAACTATTCCATAAATTACCTCTTGCTACAACTTTATTTAATAAAGAAAACATTCTGAATAACCTTTCAAGGTAGTTATCCCATTTACCTAATTTTTTTATCCTAAGTATGAATGGTATAAATACATCGTGCAATCCCTCTTCACTCAACCTAAACTCTTTTATGTTTTCAAAGTCGTCCATATAATTCAAATTTTCTTCAAGGTTGTTTTCCAATCTTGTAATAAAATCTTTATGATTTACATTACCACATCGCTTAACCTCAATGGTAAAATCTGAAACAAGTTTTGTGAATGCATCTTTTTCATTTCTTTTATCTGTAACTTTATTTGATAAGTTAGAATATTGTAACCAACTATAAAACTTATTGGATGTTGTTTCTATTTCAGCAGTTTGCAGTTGAAATTCTAAATCAGAAACATATCCATTAAAAACATCTTTTATTTCTGTATCATCTAAAACAGGATTCTTTTTCATGTGGTTTATATAGTAGAGTTCCAATTTACCATCAGCCAAAAATTCTTGTGCATAATCATTTGTCTCTACATAATCTTGTCCACCTAATGTATCTTCGGTTTCTAATGACTCTTGTAAAACTATGATATGTACTTCGATAATGTTAGTAACAAAATTAGTTACATTGGTAATAACCATATCATTTAAAACTAATTTTTTATTTCTATTAATCCAATTATAATACTCAACAACTTGTTGTTTAAAATAAAATACTTGATTCTTATACTTACCCAGTTCTTTAAATTCACTATAAGTTGTATTGCCATCCAATATGGATACAAATACATTATCTAATTGATCAATTACATCGTACTTGGATGAATCACATTTAAATCCAAAAATTCTACCATTAGACTTTAACTTTTCTAAATAAAATAAATTTACTATTAAATTCTCAATTTCATTATATTCATCTTCACTTGATAACTTTATAATCTTTGATTTATTTTCTTTAATAAAAAATAACATTCCTATTAATAAAGAAATTACTTTAGTAGTTCTTGTCCAACCATCTTTTATTTTGACTATGGTGTCATAGATAGAGCAAATAATACTTTTAAAATCTACAAAAAGTCTTTCACCTATATCTGGAACTAATAAAGTTTCAAAACCTATTTTATCATCTAATTCTTTAATGTGTTTTTTAGAACCTTGTGTTGTACCTCTTACTTTAGATTGAATTGAATCTGCTCTCCACTCCCAACTATTACCAAATATAGCGGACATCCTAACTTGTTTTAAGTGTGATTCTAATAATCCATGTTGTTCAATATATTCCATACCTTCATCAACATGCTTTTTCATTCTATTTAAGTCTAAACTCATTTTTTAATTATCTCGTTTAATTGTTAATTTTACTATCATTTCTTATCCACTAATATAACACTAAAACCCTATATAAGTCAAGCATTATTTAACTTTATTTTCCTTTATAAAATACTAATATTGGTTCAAATTTATAAACATCTCCACCTCGTTGTAATGGATGATGCTTTACTTGTACTGAATTCTTTATTTTAGATGTATCGATTCCTACCATTCGTGTCATCAACATCTTATATATTCCTTGATACTCACCACCAAGTGATTTAACAATATCAATTGAATCTTGTTCTAATGGAATGTATTTGTCTTCACCTATCTTGATGTCCGCAATGTTCCAACAAAGAAACCTATCGTTTTTTAGATTAGTATACGCCGTAGTCAAAGTAGGTTTTAGAAAGTTATCTCTCCAGTCTTCGTACGCCGAAAATTTCTTGAACGATTGGTTCTCATCTTGTGAGTATTGTTCTCGGTTAAAATAAGGTGGACTTGTGAAAACAAAGTCTAACGAATTTTTATATTTATCAAACTTAGGATTATCACATATAACCTCACTACCATCTTGAAAAACTTCGTAAGTGTTTGGCTTGTCTCTCCCCCAAAATGGATTACTTTGGAAACAATGAGTATTGTAGTATTCAGCTACTCTCTCATATCGTCCAATGTTATCTGGATTGGGATCAGTACCGACATAATGTAAATCTCTATCGGTACTCATAGCACCTAATATTCTTCCACCCCATCCTGATGAACAATCATATACTGTAATCTTCTCATCTTTAATATGTTCTGTAAAATGTTCATATAAGAATTTAGCAGTTAATGCAGGAAAGTTAACCGCGGGTTGTCCTAATGATAATCTAAACACTTGTAATGCCGTTGGAAATAACTTATGACTTCTTTTATACTTTCTTATATAGTAATGGTAATATCGTAACTCACCATTCTTTAATGTAATACTATTATCTAACTCACCACTTATTGTGCGAACATTCTGTTCGGTTAAGTTTCCACTCGTTAAATACATTTGTACTTCACTACCCTTTAATAACAAATACTTTGAATTTATATCTACAGGAGTTTTATCGGCTTGTCGTATAACGGTGATTCCAAACTTATCATTATTATTCAGATAAGTTAAATACTCACCAACATCTCTATCCACTTCATCCTTTAAAATACTTTTACTAAAACTATACATTGAATCTTTATACAAAGCTCTCAACATTGCTTTCTTAAAAGTATCTCGTAAATCATCTTCTTTAAACATATCATAAATGGATGTAGCTCCCTCACTACTAACTCCACTTGATATTTTTGTCTTTAACATTGTTGGAAAGAATTGATTTACTGCCGAAGCAAATTTATTGAAGTTCTTAATTACTTTTAAATCTTCTGTATAGAATGATTTAACATCGTAACCAAAAAGTTTTTTCCAATTAGAAATAATGGTGTCCTCATTTTGTCCTATGACTGGAGGTTGGCCATTTTGATCCCATTGAGTTATAACATATTCACGAAGTTCATCAATCCATGTATCAATCTCTGAATCACTTTTGTGTAGCAATTCATCATATGTGATATTAATAGGATTGGTCTTATCCGCTATATTTGATTTTTCATAAAACGATTTCAATTAATAACCTGTATTTTTCATTGTTTAAATATACGACTTTTTTTATATAAAAGTCAAGCTTTGTTTTAACTATCTCGATCTCCACTAACTAACTCTATAGAGTGTTTCATAATTTGAGCATCGGTGTATTTATATGGTGGTGTACCTGGCGATTCCAAGATGTCTATACGATTTACAAATCTTGCGTTCATTGTGTCGCGTACTTGGTACATACCATCTTTACCAGATGTTCCTTTGAGATAAATGAAATCACCGTAATCTAACCATCCACCATATCGTGTCAAAAGATTTCTACTCACCGCTATGTATCGGTATTCACTAGCTTTATTTACCCTTATGCGCGTTCCATCCGCGAGAATGTTCGGTGTAGAATCAGTTTGATACGAAACTGGATGATACATTGTAACAGTAACATTCAATCCCTCCAGTTTAAACTCTTGAACTATGTTCTTGAGTTTACTATTCTCATCTCTCAATTCCACAAGCGTTTGCTTATGGAAATCTTTATAATTTTCAAACAGCTCTGTCCATACAAAGGTGTTGAAAAATAATATCATTATTATTCCAACTCCAAAATATATTTTTAAATTCTTCATAATATTACTTTCGATATATGAAGTATCATATTCACTCATAGATAAATATCTCCTTACATTGTTAAAATCAATTTTTTTTGACATTTAATATCCTATTCCAAATATAAATGCTATAAATGCCCATATTCCAAATACGATAAGAAACTTACCATATAAATCTCCAAACTTCTGATTCATTCTTTACACCCACAATCTGGTAAACATCCACACTCTTTATAATCTATCGGTTTAAAAACTTTTTCTTGATTATATAATTTAGCCAAATTCTTTTCTCTTCTATAATCTGGCACTTCTTTCTTTTTCCACATAGCCTTTAATCCTTCTTGCATATAATATACCCAATTCTTTTTCATCCTACTGTTCCCTCCAGACTTACAGCCAATAGTTGGTTTGCTTCAACAGCAAACTCCATCGGTAGTTTATTAAATACATCATTACAGAATCCACCTACAATTAAACTTATAGCATCTTCTGTATTTATTGCTCTTTGTTGACAATAAAACAATTGTTCATCACTTACCTTTGAAGTTGATGCCTCATGTTCTTGAGTAAAAGTTGGGTTCTTCACTTCTATATATGGAAATGTGTGTGCCCCACAATCACTACCAATAAGTAATGAATCACATTGAGTATAGTTCCTACCATTTTTAGCACCTTTTAATACTTTAACTCCACCTCTATAGGTTTGTTGTCCTTTACCTGCAGAAATCCCTTTACTAACTATTGTGGATTTAGTTCTCTTTCCAATATGAATCATTTTTGTTCCTGTATCAGCTTGTTGTTTTCCTTTAGTAACTGCTACAGAATAAAATTCTCCTACACTATCATCACCCTTTAATATACAACTTGGATATTTCCAAGTAATACTTGAACCTGTCTCTACTTGTGTCCAACTAAGTTTTGCTCGTTCATGACATATACCTCGTTTAGTTACAAAATTAAATACTCCACCTTCACCAGTTTTCTCATCTCCTGGCCACCAATTCTGTACTGTAGAGTACTTTACTTCTGCTCCATCTAATACTATAATCTCAACTATAGCACTATGTAATTGACTATCCTTTCTCATTGGTGCAGAACAACCCTCAAGATAACTTACATAACTATCTTCATCTGCTATAATTAATGTTCTCTCAAATTGTCCTGTATTGGCCTCATTCAATCTAAAGTATGTAGATAACTCTAATGGACATCTAACACCCTTTGGAATATAAACAAAACTACCATCACTAAAAGCTGCCGTATTAAGTGCAGCATAATAATTGTCATTTGCTGGTACAATCGAACCCATATATTTTTTTACTAAATCAGGATACTTTTTTACTGCTTCAGAGATAGGACAAAATATAACTCCAACCTTATCTAAAGCTTTATTTACAGCTTGTCCTACTGAAACTGAATCAAATACAGCCTCTACTGCAATACCCTCTAATTGTTTTACTTCTTGTAATGGAATACCTAACTTCTCATAGGTATCTAAAATTTCTTTTGGTAAATCATCAAGTGTCTTTACATCATCAGTTCCTTTTGGAGCTGAATAATAAACTATATCTTGAAAATCTATTTCGGGTATATCGAGATTATGCCATTCAGGATGTTTTTGTCTTATCCAACTTCTATATCCTTTTATTCTAAAATCAGTTACCCACTTAGGTTCTTTTTTAATAGATGAAATTAAGCGTACGGTTTTCTCATCAATACCTTTTGGTATTTGATAAGATTCAATATCAGTAGTGAATCCGTATTTATATCCAGATTCTAATTCCGATTTTCTTGTTATTGTTTCTTTCATTCTTGTGGAGCTGGGGAGAATCGAACTCCCGTCCTGTCTATCTTCAATACGAAGTCATTTACAGCTTAGTTTAGTTTCCAATCACGATAGGATACTAACAAACCATTCGGACATTTGTTCTGATTGTCAACAGATGACTTTTATACTCTACCACGCGAGTTGTTCGTCTAACTTTTTTTATAATCGAGTGTTAGACAACTCAATAACTTATGCGTAAGCGTAAGTTGGTTGGTGGTTTTGAGCCATTGCTGGTTCAGCAACTGGCATATCCATTTCGAATAAATGCCAATCTATTACCAACCCGTTTAGCGAAAATTCGCCAATTTGGATTGTTGAGTCTTTTTATACGAGACATACTCAATCTCTGCTGCACTTCAATACCAAACAATACCAGTCGATACCGTTCAGCCCCATAAATCTTCTTCTTCATCATCTTTATATTGTTCAAATAAACCTTCACCATTTTCAATCTCATATGATAATGTTTCTAACAACTCTTCTATGATACTCCAATTTTCATCGTTATACGCTTTTTCTAATTTTTCTTTAAGCTCCACCATACTAATACTCATAAAGTTTTCCCTATTGTTTGTTAGTATAAGTAGGTTGAAATAGAATAATTCTTAACAATAAATATAATCCAACACTCTGTAAAAGTGTTATTTCTGGTAAACCAAATAAAGGCATCAACCAATTCCATAATAACCAAAATGGAACAAATAACAATACTATACTAACAGCTCCTAAAACTATAGCTGCTGTAGTATATCCCATTACAATAGTATTAAGTGAATTCCATTTATAATTCATACTCAACTCCTATTTTAAATTTATAATATTTTTTTTCTTTTATATCATTGTAATCAAAGATATTAGATAATGTAAGTTTATCATTTATCTTCCAATTCAATGAAACAAAACTTTGTCTGTCAAATCTATCTAACCCAAGAACTTCATCTCTAAAATAATATCCATCAAACTTTGATTCCAATTCCCATCTATGATTGATTTTCTTTTTTCTATGAATACCAATTGATGTTCCTTGTTCTGTTTTGTCTTCAGATATTAATACTGTATGTCCTATGCTAAACCAATCTCTTTTATATCTTGTATCCACTTTACCATATTGTAAATCACGAGATGTTTTATTTACATACTCTGGTTTAAAATATAATGGAAATCCTTTTGGTTCATATACAAACCACAACTCATCATCAATATACTTCTCACCTAACTCTCGTTCCCAATCTCGTTTAAGATAAATTGATTTATTTTTAAAACCCAAAGATATTTCATAATCATCTTTTGTAATATCTGGATTGTTAGGTGTTCTAAATGCAACACTACCGAATAAAATTAATCCACTAAGCAGTCCTTGAAGAATCATCTTCTGTCTCCTTGAGTTTTAATCTATCTGGTAGTATAAATGTTGAATCTATTTCTTCTTCAATAGGTGGTATATAAAATGGTACTTCTTCTTCTCTATGTGAAGTATCCACATATGTATATAACCCAATCTTCGATTCAAATTTATTTAATGATTCTTCTAATGTTCCATTGTGGTCTTTGACTATTATTATAAGTGCAAGTACACAATGAAAATAGAACCATGTTAAATCAGGCATCAATAACCTCTACAATTTTAGATTCTTTTGCTACTTTAACTTCAAAGGGATATGGTGAATCTTTTAACAATTCATTTACCTTTGCTTCTGCTACACTTACTGAATCACACTCAACTAAAAATGCTCTACGAGTTTTCTTTTCTCGTACACCATTCTTTGTTGGAATTTCTTCTGTAAATATTACTTGTGTTTCAAAATACATAACCTGTACTCCTTGTTTAGTGGTTTATTATTAAACCTTGTTCGTAAGTCATTTCTCTTGAAAGATTGTCTATTCGTTCTTTCGAATCTCTAAGAGAAACTTGTTTTCCAAATTCGTCTATCATAACTTGTCTATAATGTTTAATGGCACCTATCTTATTATTAGGTAAAAGATTTCTTAATTCTTTTTCCATCTCATCTAACTTAATATCTTCTAAGTTCCAATCTCCATCTAACATTTTATTTCTCATCTTCCAAACTTTGTTTGAAGTTCTCATGATGTAAATTAAATGTTCTCTTTCATCTAAAGTTAAATTCTGCTGATTCTTTAAATTATCAACATATCTAATGTTATCACAATTATCTATTTGATGTTGTTGAAATAAGTCTTCTTTATCTGATTCATCAGGTTGAGTCTTATCAATTAACAACTCCAATTTTTCTAATTTGTTTTTTAAATTTTGTTTAGAAATCATTTTGCATAATCTTTATTATTATAATTCTTGTGTTGATTTTCTCTACACCACTTCTTTTGTAGTTTCTTTAATTTTTTGTTTCCATACTCTGTCATATTTAGATTCTCATCAAATACTTTATCATCACCCATTAATGATTTCAATATCATAATACTATCAATACTCGTTACGAAAGTATCATCTACTTCTCCACCATCTTCTAACTTGGTTATTACACTCATTTAAATTTATTTATTAAGCATTAAGTGGAATAATATTACCACACTAATTAAAATTGTCATTTCAACCATCTCTACTCCTCTATCACTGCTATAATATCTTGTTCACCAAGTATTAAATATTTCTTACCTTTATACTCAAGTTCTTGAGCCTGAAATCTACCATAGTAAATAGTATCATCAACACTAACTTCCATTGGTATTCTTTCTCCTGTCATATGACTTACCGAACCCTTACCACATGCAACTATTGTTCCTATGTCTGGTAATCCACCTTCTCTAGCAGTATCTGGTATTATAATACCACTATCTGTCTTTTCTTGTCTTGCTTGTTTTTCAACTACTACTCTTGCACCTATCGGTCTTAACATAACCTATTTCACTTTACCCTTCGTTGTCCGTTTCATCTATATCAACTTTAAATTGTTGAAAGAAAAAATTAATTGTATCTTCATCCAAATCATTCATCGTTAGATTTTCCTCTTTCAGTCTTTGGTGGATGTATTGACCCAGATTCTTCTCGTGCCACCTCGTCCTTTTTACCAAAAATTTTTTCCCAGCGTTCTCCCCAATCCTTCGTGGAATAGCTTCTCGGTCTATCTCCTTTTCCTGCTCCATCGGCATCTCTAAAGATTGATTTCTTTGCATTATCTGTCAAAGTCTTCTTCTGTATATTTGTTTAAAAAACTATCTCCTGAACACTCCAAACTACAATAGTTTTTTACCACAGCTCCTTTTAAATCTTCCCTATTTTTATGTTCAGCATTTTTATTATATGTTGGTATATTAAATTCTGAACTAGCTGATGGTACTACCCAACTTCTATGTTGAACTACTTTTATCTTACCACAAGTTGAACACTTTCTTCTGATTGGGTCTAACTTTGGTCTTGCATCTCTGCCTCTTGGTCTTGCCATTATATTATCCTTTTCATAATACTATGAAATACAAATAACCTATTCCTAAGGCTATCCATATAACTATTTTTATTTTTTCTTTCGTAACATCCCACTCGGATGTTTTATAACGAGAATCTTTTTCGTTACGAAGTTTTCTTTTATTTCCAAAAATGTCTCTTGACATTATTTACTTTCCATTTTCTTTTTATACCATTCTTTAGTTGGGTTATCTTCACTCGTATTCCATACTGCTTTATCAAATAACTCATTCAATGGTTTCATCTCTAAACCAAATCTTCCATCCGATTCCCACAGTACATATAAATCTGTATTTAAATTTTGAGCAATTTCTCTCAATACTAAATAATCTTCTGTAAGATTTAAATCACCATACCATACTTTACCATAACCTGGCATCAATACATTAGCATTAAATATAATTAAATCATCTGGATATTGAGTACGATAATCAATTTTAGAACCACCTAACATTCTACCATCATAGAATTTGTACGCATCAAAATATTGTTGTACTTCTTGTACTGATACTGATGGTTTGAAATCACTTGGATATTCTCCTGTAAGTTTTATTGTTTTGTCAAACATTAAGCTTCACCTTGTTTCTTTACCATATTAATTACTTTATCCCCACCTTGTAATTTCATTGCTTCATCTGCTATCTTCTGATATTTCTTTTGAGACAATTCGTTTATCAAAAACTTTATAGCTTCTTTTGATTCATCATCCATTTTATCCCACACTTTTTTAAATTTTTTATTCACTAAGTTATCGGGCCACCTATATAGATTTCCCATTTACCACTATCAATAAGTGGTTTAGCTTTTTTGTATTTTAAATCTTTAGTTTCTTTACCATTAGTAATCATAACTACTTCATTTCTTCCATAAGACCTTGATACTTTAATAGGTTTTGGTTTATCTTCTCTGTCGTGAATAGTCATTCCATTTAAATGGTCTATCTCGTGTTGAACACATATTGATTCTAACAACCTTAATTCATTATCTTGTGTATCGTTTTTTTCCCAACTACCTTTACCAACATTTCCATTTGGTGTACCACTAAATACCCAACCACTTTCTTCTTGAGCAGTTTGTATCTGTATCGTTTCGTATCGTTTAGTGTGAATACCTTTCTTTGGGAAAGATAGACATCCCTCATAATAAGGTATCTCATTATCAGTAGAAATTACTTTTGGATTAATGAGTACCAAAGGTTCACGAACATTGACAACGGCCACTTGTGCATCAATTCCCACTTGATTAGCTGCCAACCCAATACCGTCTTTTCTTTCGTTAAGTATCTGAAATAATTCTGTGGCAATAGCCATTCCTTCTTCAACTGAAACCTCTTTTAATTTTTTATTGATAACTGGGTTATCGTCTGTAAAACAATTTATAACTTTATTCATTAAAATCCTGGTGGTCGGTTATTATCACTCAATTTTACTGCAATGAAAATCAGTAAACATACTACTAAAAATTCAAACATTATTTATCTCCTTGTGGAAGTAAATAACCTTTTAAATAATCTCGTGTGAGTTTGTATTCAACTTTCATACGAATCTTATAATCTTCATAAGATTCACCTTCTTCTCTAACTGGACCTTTTAACATTTCACTCACTTGGACTCTTGGGTCTTCCTGAGGATCTTGATTCCTTTGTTCAGAAGTTTGGACAGGGTAAATATAATTACTCAAATTAGGATTTCCAAATCCACTCATACTTTACCTACTTTTTTCTTATACAATTCAGCATCAGTATCATCCTTTGCCCAAAATGTAATTGTTAACTCACCATCTTCATATGAGTATTCTTTGTAATTGTGTTCCTCGTGGAACGAATTTTTCTTCTTCTTAGCCATCATTATGACTCCTATATTATAACTATGGCCATATGAATATGGCCATATGTTGTTGTTACTTACTAAACCAATGCTTTAACATTTTTAGCAACGGCACCTTTTACACCTTCTCCAATTTCAAATGAGACTTTTTGACCTTCATCTAAGGTCTTAAAATCATCACTTTGAATTTCAGAGAAATGTACAAAGTAGTCTTGATTGTCTGATCCATCGTTTACGAAACCGTAACCTTTTTTGCTATCAAACCATTTTACTTTACCTTCGTTCATCATCTATCCTTTATCTATATTGTGATTAATAAAATCTTTTTGTTTTTTTACAGCCTTTCTCAAAGCTTTCTTTTTCTCTTTATACTTTTCTACAAGTATCGCATCTTTAGTACGGCGTTTAATTCTTTTCTTAGGTGGTTTAACCTTAGTAGGTTTTAATGTACCTTTTAACTTAGGTTGTTCTTTACCCTTATGAAATACATTACCATCTTTATCTACGAACTCTAACATCCAATGCCATCCTGCTGGACGACCTGTGGGTTTGTATGTTCTTCCATTAAAGTCTGCTGTTTCAGGGAATTGTTTTACCATTCTCCCATTGAAACAAGTATTACAAATTACCGATTTGGCTTCTTCACCAACATTACGCACTTGTCCACCACAAAGTTTACAATCCATATATCGAATGTTTTTACCACCATAATGATTAGTTTCTTTTTTGACTATATAACCGCCGTTTTTTTCAAACGAATTCATTTTTTCTCCTTTTTTAATTTAAGCTTCTCCAATTTCACCAGATTTAATTCCTTCTTTAAATAGTAAATCCATAACATCTTTTTCTTCAACATTATGAATATCTTTTTTAATGTTTTTAAATATTTTTGACATATGCATATCAAACTCAATAATATCATCTATCAGTATAGATAACTCTTCACGAATATTATCTCCCGCATTTTTTTCTATACTTTCTAATCTCTCAACTAAATCTCTAATTGTCATATCAACTTCCATTTATTTTACTTTGAGTGCTGGACAGGATTCGAACCTGCGAATAATGGATTTGCAATCCACCCCATTAAACCACTCTGGCACCAGCACGGCCTCTACTGATTACCCTTTGTTTAAATTTATTATCTTGTATTTCCAAAATATGTTTACAATATTTTTTACCAAACCTATGTCTGAATGTGAATGCCTTACAATCACATGCCCACTCTATACGAGAAGGATCAAACCGTATATCGTAATCCTTACCTTTAACTTTATAGTGTTCCCAGCCGAAATCATCAACTATAACACCATCGAACTTTTCGATTATTAAATCAAGTAGTTCCATATATTAAATATTAGCCACAATCATTAAAATGTAGAAAACCACAAACATCCATAGTGCGGTTAAAAACTCTGCTATTCTATATAATACTAATTTCATATTTTTCCTATTTTAAATACCCCTTAATATATAACATATATTTGTCAATGTCAAGCATTATTTTCACTTTTTTTTGTAACCCTATACCAATCAGGTTTCATTCTAATTTTTTCTTCAATTCTTTGTCTGATAATTTTATAATCTTCCACCAATGGCATCCACTCATTCCATAACTCATCGGGCCATTGTTCTCGTTTAAATACTCTTGACGAATCAGGATTCATTCCACGAGATTTCATTTCTTTTCGTAACTCATCATATCGATTAGATAAGTACTT